TCAGAACAACGGTAAGTCTGAAGAACAAAAGGAGACTGAAACAGAGTGGCCTCCAAAGAATTTCGTACAGGACGAAACCTACAACTACCGTATGGATGCGGCACGGTTCTCTCATAAAGTATTTGCTATAACGGGAGAAGCAAGAAGGATCATTCATATTGTACATGGTGCAGTGGCAAAGGCAGGAGGAAATCCTTTACATACTGACATAGGACATCTTGCGTGGATAGACTCTGACTCTAAAACTAAACAGGAAGTGAGTCTTGAGGCTGCAACAGAGATGATCTGTAAAGGAGATAACGTAGAGTTTGCTGATATCTCTCATCTTGGTCGAACTTCTATCGACTATAGCTGTACTTCTTTTATTACTTTTAATCTGACCAGCATGAGAGTGCAGGAATTTCTCAGTGACTTTAGAGGGATCTACGTAAGCGGTGAGATATTCGGATACAGAGAATGGACAGATGCGTTTGTCTTTACCAGACTTCTTACAATGTACGCAGTGCATGGGCTGAACGTTTGTAATCTTTCAGAAGGCTGTACGGATCTGGATGCATTTGAATATTCAGAAGTCGGAAAGTACATGGTTCATAATAAAGGGAACCGTAAAATAACAGGGGATCTCCCACCTGATGTGACAGGACCGAAACGTAATGAATTGATTCCTAAGATAGTAGCGCATTACAAGTTTGATAACATACTTGAGATTGGTACGTGGAGTGGCGCACGTGCTGTCAAGATGGCATCAGGTTTGTTTGATGCTGGTGTCACGAAGGTTCACTATACAGGATTCGATCTGTTTGAAGAGGCTACTGAAGAAGACGATCAAACAGAAAAGAATGTAAAGAAACATTATAGTGAAGCTGAAGTTAAAGAGTACCTGTATTCTTTTGCACAGACTGCCGCAAAGAACGGTAAAGAATTTACCTACTGTATTATAAAAGGTAATACACGTGAGACTTTAAAGGTCTTAAAGAATAAGGACTACTGTAATACTCATAACATCAAGCCACAGTTTGCATACATTGACGGAGGGCATAGTGTTGAAACCATCAGATCTGATTATAATTTTGTTAAGCATCTTCCTGTTGTGTTATTTGATGACTTTTACACCCCTGACTTTAATGGGGATGTAGGACCGGATACCACACAGTTTGGGTGTAATGAAATCTTTGATAAAGAGGTAGATGAAAAAGCAACCAAAGTTATTATACCTACACAAGATGGTGTTATAGGCGGCGGTATAACCAACCTTGCCATCGTTGTCAGTGACGACAAGTTAACACTGCCATCTAATCTTACGACAGGTCGTGTCCCTATTAAAGTTAATCCGCAAGACTGTATGCCGAAAGAACACATTAAAAATAATATTGAAGTAAACACTCCGAAGTTCAAGCGTCTGGTTAATGAAAAGGGATACATAAATAACGAGCATGTTATTGTCGCGTCTGCTGGACCTTCTCTTGAAAAATACATTGACGATATCAAAGAACGTCAGAAGAAATATGACGCAAAGGTTATGTGTGTTAAGCATTCTTTACCGACATTGTTGAAGCATGACATCATTCCGTTTGGGTGTACGATCCTAGATCCCAGATCTATAGAAGGTGAGTCAACGCATGGTGTAGTTCGCAAGACGCTGTTTGAAAACATACCAAAAGAAACAATAATGTTTGTGGCAAGTATGACAGACACTTCTGTTCTGGATTACATAATGACAAAGACAGATAACATCGTAGGGTTCCATGCCTTCTCTCAAGCTGTAGCCAAGTATGAGTTCCTTGCTGGTAACTTTCTGATAACAGGTGGAACGTGTGCGGCTACGAGAACAGTTGGTTTGTTTCACACGATGGGGTTCCGTAACTTTCATCTGTATGGTTTTGACTCTTCTCTTCCCGATAAACCAGAAGACTTTGACACCAAGAGAGACGATGGTCAGCCAAAGTATATGAATGTAGGAATAGAAACAGGAACAGATAATAATGAAAAGTTCTGGACAACAGGAGAGTTGCTTGCATTGGCACAGGATGTGGAACAGATGCTGGACAGTAAGATACTTGATCTCAATATAGATGTTTACTGTGACGGTCTGGTCAATGGTGTGTGGCAGGATCGTTTGAAAAAGGGATACAAGAGTAGAACTTACGAAGAGATTCTAAAGAATGACGGATGACGAAGACAACATCATAAACTTTCCTACTGATACACTGGCGAATATAGATTTGTTTTCTGAACAGTCAGATCATCAAGTCTACGTAGCTTCGCGTAGGGCAGTTTATAAATGTGTGGAAGAACTCATGTCTAATATAGAGAATGATGAAAGTATTGTTGGTGTAGTGTGTTTATCTTTTGACAAAGCAGGTAAAATGAGAGACATGATGGCAGGAGATATGAGTGCCTCTAATTTGTATGTAATGTTGGACAAACTTAAAATAGATGTAATGGATCTAGTTTGTGATACAATGGGCTATACAGACCCTTTAATGGAAGAATAAAAATGTTAGAAGGAATTGGTAAGTGGATGCTTAAAGGATACATTGTATGGTCTATAGGTGCTGATATAGTTGTGTTAAGTGGTGTAGTTTATTTAATCTTTTTTTAAGGAATAGTTAAATGTTAGGAATTGCTGAGTCAGTAATCGGAGTTGCAGGAAAAGTTCTCGACAAGTTTGTGGAGGACAAGGATCTCAAAACAAAACTTGCTCACGAATTAAAATCCCAGATCGTTTCACTTGATCTTGCACAAGCACAGACAAATCTGGAACAGGCAAAGCATCCCAGTATATTTGTTGCCGGAGCCAGACCAGCTATCATGTGGATCTGTGCTTTCGGGTTGGCGTGGCAGTTCGTCTTCCAACCGATAGCTATTTGGGGTCTTGCTGTTTCTAATCTGGATATCGTACTTCCACAGATTCAGACAGAGGGTTTACTAACTTTGACCCTCAGTCTCTTAGGATTAGGTGGAATGCGTACAGCGGAGAAGTGGAAGGGCGTTCAACGTAATAATATGAAAAAATGAGGCCCGTATTTGAGGCGTGAGTAGCCTACTCGTAGTCGTCTGGACCTACCCTACCAGAAAGACCCCGACTCTTACCCAGCCTTCTCTAAGCGGCTCTCAGGAGAAATCCCTGTTTCAAGGTAAGTTAACTCCTCTTCAAGACGTTGAATGGCTTCTGTAAGTCTTTCTATCCGTTCTTTGATAGCTTGCTTCTTAGATTCTTCCTCATCCTCTTCAATAATCCGATTGATTTTTACCTTTGCATCTTTTGAAAGAGTGGATGGAAGATTGGAATAGCTAGTGGCTAGTCGATAGTACATATTAACCTCGTGTATTAAGCGTTAAAATAAACAAGAACCTTCTTGGAAGCATTCTTACCCAATGTTATACCACAAACAATCTTTACATTCAAGTGCGTATCTTAACAGTCCATTCATCAGGATTGCAATTGAAACTGCATTGATAACAATAAGCGCACGATCATTCCAGATTAGCGCAACTGTGAACCAACCACTTAACCCAACAACATGGAACACAAGATTAAGAGGATATACATTATTGGCAGTCAGAAGCATTCCCAATAAAAGAACAACAGAAGCTGCCCATTTAATATACCAATCCTTTGTGTGAGTTGGTGTTTGTTTATCTAAGATAGTCATACTTGAAAACTTTCTCCGCATCCGCACATGGATTCTACATTAGGGTTATCAATCATAAGACGTTGACCAAAAATATCTTTCTTATAATCCACTGTCATTCCTGCTACATAAACACTTGATACATTATCGATGACAAGCTTACCTGTATCCAGATCTATAATGAAGTCATCAATAACATCATCGAACTCTTCTTCAGTAACAAGTTGCCAATCGTAGGTAAAGCCTGAACATCCTCCGCTGTTAACTGCTAGTCGAATAGCAACTACCTTATTCTCTGCAACAACAGAGGACAGATGTATGTCTGCGTTATCAGTTAGATTTATCATCTTTACCTGACAGATATTGAGGTGAAGGTTTTCCCTTTAGTAATTTATTCCACCACTTTAAAATATGTTTAAGCACCACATGATCCTCCACGTCCAGTAATATCACAGATGTCATGTGCTTCTATGGACTCTTCAAATTCTTCTCCAAGTTTGTCAACGGCTTCTGTATATGGGACTTTTGTGAGAGGTTGCCCACCACGAGAACCGTTAGGATAAGCAGTGAAGCCACGTAGATCAGAAGCATATCGGGATAGTGTTTGCGAAAATGATTCCACCGTTTCTTCATTATTTAATTTACTCCCCCATTCTGGTAAATTAATTGTAGAACTAATAGACATATCAACATAACGCTGTACACCTGCCTGAAACTTTATTCTCCTTTCATAATCTTCAGCAAGATCTATTGCTGTCTCTATAGAGTCTGGATCAATTCCATAAATGTTAATGATTTCGGAAGCGGCTGCGTCAACTACGTATTGATAATGCCATCTGTTACCGCCTTTAAGATACCTTCTTTTATAAGCTACCGCAAATATAGGTTCAATTCCTGTTGTTGTTCCAGCTAGTATTCCAATGGAACCTGTTGGAGCTATTGCTCTATTAGCAACAGGACGGCTTAGACTGAGATGATCAGCAAACTCTTTGGAAACCTTGTCACTTACTCCTTTATAAATAGATAACCAGTTCTCTAACTCAGGAACAATTTCATACTTATAATCGTTTTTAAGAAGCCACTCATGTATACCCATCATACCTAAACCAAGACGACGATTCTTCTGTCTCACATCATATATCTTTTCGTAAGGAAGCTTGGCTTTAAGAGTACCGCATATAAGAAACTTGGTAGCAAGTTCCACCACTGTAGAAAGTTCTTCGATAGAGTCTATACGACCTAAGTTAATACTACCAAGATTACATACATCACTGTCGTCAGAACTGCTAACTTCAGTACAGGCATTACGGAGGGTTTCCTTTTCTTTGTCAAAGAAATTGAAACTGAATCCCGGTTCTCCTGTTCTAAGAGCCTGACGTATATTATTCCTAAAGACATCACCCACTTCTCCTGTTTTCCAATAGTTAAGTAACCACTCTGTATCGTAGTTAACAGATATATTTGTCATATCTAGTGGACAAGGAAAGTTAAAATCCTTTTTCTTCAGATCCCCCATTGTCAGATCTGTTCCACCAATCTCCATCTCATCCCAGTTCTTTGCATTAAGAAACTCATTAATATCTTTATGCTTCCAATTTAAACTTGCATAGATTGCAGACCTTCTACTACCGCCTTGCATCACACGTCTGCCTATTTCATTTATCATCTGCATCTTGGGAATAGGACCAGATGCTACACCGCCTGTGCCACGTAAGATCTCACCAGATCCCCGATACACTGAGTAATCTACACCGATACCTCCTCCTGTCATTAGACAGGACTCTGATTTCCAACTTAGATTAGCCCAATCTTCACGAGTATCTTCTTCTGCTTTTAACAGGAAACAATTATTAAAGAACTTGTTATCTCTTCCTGCATAGTACAGATACCTACCGCCCGGAATAAATTTAAGATCACTTATAAGATTAGAGAGTTCATTAACTTCTTCTTCACTTAAAAGATTACCACACACATCATATGAAAGAGTACGTGCCAGATCAGTCCACGTTTCACATCCTTCATGCTGATACTTTTGTTTAAAAATAGTTTCACTAAGAAGTGAGCGAAACATAGGGTTCTCGTTACTGCGCCACGTAGACATAATAGTATTCTCCTTTATGTGTTTACTTACGACAGGTTGTAAAGCTGTTGTGCTAGATTACTTCTTACAACCCAGATGTGGTCATTACCTAACTTTTCTTTCTCACACCAGATATCAAAGTCTGTATAATTATAGCTCCTGTAGTGACGTTTAATATTATTAACCAGAATCATAGCGTTATGCTTAGACTCCATGTAGTCATGTTTAGGATTAGGAGCCTTCCGACGTTGAGCCATAATGTTCTTTTGCCTTTACTATCAAGAGGTTAAGGTAATACTGTGCTTTTTCGAGATCTTCTACGGGGCTATCTTTATACTTATAACGCCACATGTATTTAAGTGTATTACCTTTAAGATATCCACGAAACTCTTCTTCATC